GGCGGATCAACCTGCCCACTCCCCGGCCTGTACACCGGCAGGGTGCCTTGGGCGTCTTGAAAGAGGGTGGTGAGGTCTTGGGGGTCGTACCAGATGCCGGTGTTGGCGGCAAGAAGTTCAGCCACCTTGAGCTCCAGGTACTCATCAGTGTCTACAAACAATTCCAAGGCATCCGGCGACTGTATGCCGACAGAAGCTGCAATGCTGGTACGACTTTTATGAAGCCGATAAGAACCTGGTGCATCCACATATATCATGTTGGGGTTAGCGCCTAACTTGATCACGCCTTTCTCGTTACAAGCTCTGATGTATGTCCCGCTAGGCCCAAGACGATCAAGGGAGCACCACTCGCCCTCAGCGAATCCATCCCCGTAGAGCACGAAAGGTCCAGATGCTTCAAACTGAGTTTCTAAGCCAAACACCTGAGACTCAGTTGGTTCGATAATTACTGTAATTGCCATTAGTTACCTCCAATACTACTTCTTAGCGTTTTCGTAGATGTTACCACGTGATCGCCTCAACCTCAGAGAGTGTTGTGGCTGCATGAATGGCGGCAATAAGCTGCGCGCACTTAAACGCATTGGCTGATGTGGACTGGTGTAGAGCAAGGCATACGTCCAAGGCATCAATTTCGGTTTCGCTGGATAGCGGCAGGGTTACCTTTGCCCCGTTCACGTCGAAAAAATCAACCGTGGTTATCTCAGCAAGAGGGTTGACCTCCGAGTACTCAAGCATTGCCCGCCGCTGGGCATCGATAGCCAGGCCCGATTCAAAACCGCCTTTGTATGAGTGTCCACCAACAACTACCGGATTTAGATCCGCTTCCTGAAAGGCGGTATTTATTTCGTGCACCTTTGCCTTCTTTGCATTTGCCAGCTTTTCCTCTGGGCTCATACCGTAATACGGGTCAGCAGCCTTGGCTTCTATCTCTACCAGCGCTGCGGCGTGTCGGCTGATGATTGTTTGAAATTGAGAAACAGACTGAATCGGCTCGTTATTCCCATCTTTGTACTCAATCCACCCACTAGTTCCATCAAACTGCACAGCATGAATAGCAGGGTCGATTCCATTCATATCAATGTCGCTAATAACAACACCATCGACAACCACAACTTTATCAATTGGAATAATAGTTAATTTCATATATTCACCTGTCCGCCAGTCTCTTTCCGTATTTTTTCAGCAATTACGTTACGACGTTGAGCAGAGAACTCAACCTCGGCCCCCAACGCCACATAGACTATCCGCCCATCTTCCAATGCAAACCAGCGGAATTGCCCCGGTTCAATCCCATCCCCCTCAACCCTCCTCAGTACTCTCCAAAACAACTGACCAGGGTTCCGGTAACGTACTTTATAGACTTTCATCAAACGACCTTCATCAGGTATAAGCACGATACAAACTTCGGTCTGTTTTCAAGCGATGCAGACCCGCTGGATGCCGCGCTCGCTCCGCCAGTACTAGCCGCACTAGATCCACCTGTGTTGCCGTGGTTGTGCGCTCCCGAGCTGCCGGTGGGGTATGTAGATATATGGGCCCTGCCGCCATGACTAATAGAGTTACACCAGTTACCGGAGGTTCTAGCTGTTCTATACGACGTTCCTGCCACATTAGCCCAGGTCTCGTTGTGTTGCGTATGCGAATGGCTCGGTATCTGCGCCGCGGTTAAAGTATGATTCGAGGTACCGTGCACATGCGCCATGGTGTGGGTATGGGCTATAGTGTGAGTATGGGCTGTGGTATTGCTTCCGCCAACATCACCCGCTGATGTAGATCCTTGAATGAACCGAGAGTCAGTCAAGTTAGGGAGATACCTGCCAACCCCGTTGAAGATTGGGGAGGCCGGGAGGTTCAAGGCCGTACCGTCACATACGTACCAACCTTTAGAGTTCAAACGTGTGTTAACGTCCGCTACGGTATTCCCAATTACATTGATGAAGGAGCCATTTCCTGAGGCACCGAAGTAACCTCCGATAAACGCTACGATAGCACCAACAGGAACCGCAGCGTCAATCGCGGTAGCCTGGGCGATGCTTACGGGCTTGTCGAGATCAGAGGTGTTGTCTACGTTCTCAAGACCTAAGAGAGTCTTGTGAGCATCGGCAGTAGGAGCGGCCATAAGGCTTTTACTTAAACTGGTGATGGGTGTGTAGTCGAAAGCATCACCTGCGGCGTTAGTAGTTAGGGCTACGTTAGGGCCGCCGGTGGTTGCGTTAGGTAAGTTAGCAGCGCTCAAGGCCGCTAGGTCAGCACTAGCCTCGGCAGCTTCAGCAAGGTCAGAGGCCATGCAGGCTGAATTGGCAGCGGCCATTTGTTCGTTGTAGGCTTCTCTCGAGTAAGTGTAGGCGTTAGATTCCGAGAGAGCCGCAGCGTTCTTAGAAGCTAAAGCATCCGCCTGACTAGCAGCGGCTTTGGTAGCGCTTACAAAAGCCGAGTCAATCAACTGAGTGGTACCATCCGCCTTGTGGATTGGTACACCCTCGGTCTGGACTGCGTACTCTCTGGACTCGATCGCATACGCCTTAGAGCTGTATTGCCCTGGTGTAAGCACATCAGGGATAGTACCTTGCGGTGTGTCTGCCCAAGCCTCTGCTTGATCCACAACAACCTCAACCTTTGCGGAAAGAGCGTCAAGGTCGTCAGCAACAAAAGCAAACGCTGTATCCACCGCGTAGTTGACGTTGTTGACATCATCAGCAAAAGCCGTATCGCCGTCGTTGACGATCTTGTTCTCTGGGTTGTAGTATTTGTCTACACCACCATATGCCATTTATATTCCCCCTTACATAACTGGGCCCGCCACTGTGTACTCGACGGTAGCCGCGTTGACAGTGTGTGGGTTACTGTATTTATCTTTTGAAGCTAAGGAGATACTCATGTTCTTACCGTACCCTGAAGTATACAGAGTTGGGTTCTGGGTAACAGCAGAGCCGTACGTGAACGCCCCCCATCGATCAGTACCCCAAATACCACCCTCTCCCTCTGAGATAAAGTCTTCCCGAGACGCACGAGGCATACCCGGCTCTCCGTAGTCAAAAGTAATTCGACCAAACAGAACGAAGTCACGGTCTGCCTTGAGTTCAAGAGACAGCTTACGGAACCTTTTGAAAGCGGTGGGGCTTTGATAAGAGTTATAGCTAGTCGTCAGCTTTGTAACTATATCCTCGCCGTCGAAGGACGTTCCAGAGTCCATGAGGTACACAAAACCGCCAGTAGACCCGAACGCTATCATAAGGTTTCCAGACGAGTCATAACCCTCCGATATGCACATAACCGGGTGCCTGTACTGTACCTTAGTTATACCTTTAACCTTTTTCTCGTTATTGAAAGAGAACACCAAACCTAAGCCGTTATTAAAGAACATCCTGTATTGGTTGTTTACTCGATGGACAACCGTAGTTGTTATAAAGTTCTTATACTTCATCAAAGTTCTGTGTATATTCTTAGAGAGGTACCCAAGAGTGAAGTCACCAAAAGTGTCTGTTGCCTCAAGAGAGGTGATGCCTTTATCACTCATGCTTAATACGGTACCCATAATGTTCTGAGAGGTACCCTCATACGCACCAGTTTGTTTACTAAAGGTTTCCTTGTGGAATTTATACTGAGCTACGACACCAGCACCAGAGTCAGTGTCAGCCAGTGACCTGATAATATATGTCGATGTTCTACAAAAAACAAACAGGACATCACCGGGCCCAACCACGAGATCTACAATATCATCCTCCATGTAGAACTCGCCAGCACCGGAAGCCGGGTCGAAATTTAGCGGATCCTCTGCCGCGCTGAATACCAAACTGCCATCGGGGTACCCTACGAATAGGCGGTTCTTGAACTCAATAATGCTGTTAGCGTAGAAACCTGTGTCAGGATCGTCTGGCAAGAAAGAACCATCGATTACGTCAGTCACAACATCTCCGTCGAGATACTGAGGGTGATCAACACCACTGGCCCAAAAAAGTGTCTTCTGTTTCGCCCGTCCAGTAAGGTAAGCGTACTGACCTATAGACCACTTGTATCGTCCGTTTGGGTTAATCTTGTTTGTCTTTGCTTCCCACCCAGAAGGAGTTGCTTCGTACAGAGTGGCGGCTGAACCCCCTTCGTCGTTTCGTATACCGTAAACAGTCCCGTTAAACACCACACAACCTAGTGTACTCCCTTCACCTGGAAGTGGCTGGATAGCTGCTCGCGCTGCCTCTCGTGCACTGTCGTTAATATGGTACTCGTAGAAGCTCTTGTAGGAGTACGGCATAGTGGGTGGAACGAAATCATCATAGTGGTGTACGTTGTTACGGGTGAACCTAATCTCCCCTATGTTCCCCTCGTAGTTACCGCCTATCACAAGTGGACTAGAGTTATCAAACACAGCAGCTAAGCTGACCGTAGGTACATCCCTTTTCCCGTTAATAGATAGGCTAAAGACCCCGCTGGACCTAGAGACCTCGACATGATAGGTGGTGTTTGTAGTCACCGTCAGTACAGAGGTCAGTACCGTATCGTAAGTGACGCCATTAGAACTAGCACTGAATACTACCTTGTCGTTATTTAGCTCAACCTTGTACGAGTTGGCTTTTTCAAGAATCAGTTGGACACCTGTGATCTTCTTTGGTCTTAAGAGGAAGTCAATGACGTAGTCAAGAGTACCGATATCAAGAGAGGTATCGACAGGGTTAACAGTCATGTAGCCGTCCTTAACGGAGTAGCTTTGGTGGAAGAACTTCAAAGGTGTCGAGGTATCAGGGACTATTCCAGTGTTCACGATTGGGTGACGAGCGAAGCTCTTGTCAACAGGGCTGTCGCTGTCACACTCAATGAGAAGAGCAGTTGTTTCGTCTAGTCCGTGGTCAGTCAGGACATCGATATCAACAGCAGAGGCTAAGCCAGTACCGTCTGTTCTCTCGTAGCCAGGGATACTGATGTAGCCGTGGTATACGCCGTCAACCTCTTGGTAGTTAACCCCTTCAATTAGCTCACCACCTCTCAACTCTGCCTGAGCCACATCCTCTTTGATGCCTCCAGTAAGGATGTGCACTTTAGTGCGAGTTGCCCTCATTGGTGTTCTTTTTGATCTAGCCATAATTTAAGCCATAGGTACGATGTTAACCGTCTTGCTGGGGATCTCCGATCGCTTCAGTTGCAACAGGAGTGTATCATACTTAGTCATGTTTCGGTCTTCAATCTCAGGGTTACCTAACCAAGAACCAAAGTCTGCTGCTGCCTTGTACACAAGAACAGTATGGAAACGCACAGGTATGATAGGGATGTCGGAGTCGTTAGAGAGAGTCAAAGGGACTCTAACGTACCTCGCTCGGATTGCGTAAGGTTGATCAGGTGTGTTGAAGACTACCCCGTTTGTCTCTGGTATGATAGTGTACATACGTGGAGGCCCAGGGGCTGAAGTCCAGTCAGAGTTGAGGTAACCCTCATAGTCATACCTCCGCACCTCCTTGTTGCTGTAGTAGAGTTTGTTCCATCGACCTACGTCAGCGTTAGTGATTGTATATGACGCAGGTGTGATGTGAGTGTCAAGCGTCCCCTGCATGAACTTCCAGTCATCCCTCATTACCTGAATATCATAATATGCTAGGTTGACAAACTCGGCAATGCTTATTTGAATGTCCTTGAGATTGTTGACGGTATCGATGTCACCTTGAAGACCACAGGCCATATTGGTGAGTTGCATGATCCTTAAATAGTGCATAAGCTGCTCCTGTGTAAATACAAAAATGACCCCTAAGGTTCTCACCAAAGGGGCCATAGGTTATCCCTGCCGATCAGGTCAGAGCATCCTTGGTGCAGAGCAACAGCGCAATAGCCTCAGGCATAATAACCTTACGGCCATAAAGCAGAAGTGTACGCCAAAGCTCACCAAACTGATCCGGGTTAGGCACAGTCTCAGTCTTGTTGACCTGAGATGCAAAGGTTACAGCATCTTTGACACCAGCGATGACCGAGAATGTCTCAACGTCAGCGCCACCAACACCAATGCCATCCTCGGTTTCGTGATACAGCACGTTCGACTGATACACCTTGAACCGGTCAATCTGACCGATAAGACCCGTACGAATTACTTGGAAGATACTTTATCTTCGTGGACTATCACATCCCTTTGCAGGGTTCAGACATTTAGTCTCTGCGGGTAGTTCATGAAACTCTTTAATCTTTTGTAGCGCCAGATACTTCTTCTCAATCAGCATGAACGGGAGGATGTCAGAGATAAACCTAAGAGCAAATGTTCTACTTTGTTTGCCTAAGGATCGTCTCCAGCATTTCATGTTCCTGTCTTTAGCTCTTATGTTTCCACCGTAGCTCTTTTGAATCCAGTCGAGTACGGAAGAGTCTAACTCGTGCAGGCTTATGGAACAAGAGAGTTCGTTTTCATAGTGCAAGATACCGCGTCTTACTCTTGGCACTTTGATTCTAACAGTTATCCAACCATCTCCAGCAATTAGACCAGCGAGGTACGCAGGGCTTATGTGCTTAGGGAGTTTTAGTGGACCACTATTGTCTCTTGAACAAACTGAAAACTCTCTCAACTCCTCTACTTGCTCAAGCGTCAATCGAACCCCTTTGAGTTCTTTGTACAACCAGAGCATGTTATCAAGATGCTTTCCCTTGATCTGTAGGTGTTTACCTATACGGTTGAAGAGCATGTCAACTTTTGATCCGGAGAAGGACAGCGTTGCTTGGTGTGCCCACTGTTCTCTTGCTCGATAGCTCAAGGAACCTGCGTTGAAGTACCTCTGAAGCCCTCGAATCATTTGATGATCCGGATCGTTAGTTGCTGATTGATCTATCTGTGCAACTATTTGGATTAAGTAGTAACCTCCATCATGGTAGGAGGATGTCTCATGGCTGTTGAACTTAATGGAAACGCAACCGTCTGAGTCAAACAGACCAGCAATGATCTTGTTGAGCTGCTCAGAGTTACCTTTGATTTCATCGTTCAACAACTTATGCAATACAGAACTGGTAGATACCAAACCCACACTCCTTGTGGTATAACTTTCCCTCGGGTTATCTTTCGACTCCCCGTTTTTTAGTCTGAATTTTAATAGGCGTAATTATAAGTAGCGCCTGTCGAGTCTCCGGTGATGTCAACACGCTTGAGGTCGCCCTTCTTCAAGAAGTTAGCGTACCAAGCGGGGATAACGATGTAGCGACCTTCATCGGGTACGTTGGCCTCATCGAGGACGGTACCAAGGTCAGCGATCATATCAACAGCGTTGGCAGCGGTGATCTGAACAGGGGCACCGGCATCACCCAGATTGAATCCGCCAGTAATCCGACCAGCAGTAGCGCCTTTGTTACTAGCGTGTACCTCAGTCGGAATGTACGCCAGAAGCCGACGATCGGTATCGATCTTCAGAGACACAGCAGCTCGCTCTGCGAACAGACCCATCAGATCGAGATCGGACTGTACCTTGTCTACCTCGTCAATCTCAAAGGCCTTATAGAAAGCCTGATCGATCACGAGGGTACGAGCGTTCTCAGAAGGCTTGGTGTAGACAATCGGAGTGCCTACTTCGTATTCGGATACGTCACCGGATACAGGAGTAGGAGCTACGCGAATCTGAATGGTATCACCTTTACCTTTGATTTCGTTCTCGTAATCAGAGTTACAGATCTCGTTTCCGATACAAGCCTCGGTGAAGAGACGCATAACCTTGGAGGTGAATATAACCGGAGCGTACTTCACTGCTCCACTAGAAGGGTATGTAGCGTTATAAGCCATTTTTGTTTACCTCAGACATATATAACCTTACTGCACGATCCTCCCGTTCAAATAGGCTTCCTCAATTCGTTTGTCAATCTCACGTTTTTCAGCTTCACGACCTTTGAATTTACCTTTCGACACGTTGAGTTCGTGCTGTTTAATAAAAGATACAGAGACCGTATCACCAGTCTCCTTAGGAAGTTCAGTACTTGTGCTCTTCTGACTCGGGCCCATTCGGTTCGAGATGCTATCCTCAGGCTTTTCAACTGGAGCCTTTTGCTGACTCTTGAAAAGAGTGAAGAAACTAGCCACCCTCTCAACATCCCCGTCCTTTTGCGCCGAACGCAATCGATCGATTCTCGGCACACCGGTGAAGTCAGGCTGATCAAGCCACTCCAAGAACTTGGGGTCATCGTTGAGCACAAGGCAGTCAGGTACTAACTCTTTAAGCGAGCTAACGAAGGTTTCGTATGAGCCTACAGCGTCCTCTTGCATCTTCTCTACTGTGCGTTTCTTCTCGGATTCACGTAGCTTCTTCTCGGTGGCGGCTACCTTCTCTTCGGTATTCCGAATGATAGTCTTGATAGCGTCCACCGCTTCCTCTCCAAGAACATCGACAACGCTTGGTGTGAACACATCGTCCACACTAGAGGTACCGTCAGAGGGTACTTTAGCATCTAACTTATCATCGAGTTCGATAATCTTCTCACGAAGCTCTTTGTTCTCTACGCGTAGCTTGTAGATAGTAGAGTCGGTCTTAGCCTTGTACTTGCTGAAACGATACTGTGCATCTAGAGCCTTCTCCTTCCAAGCGGAAAGAGAGTCCGAGTCAGAATCATCCTGCTTTGCAACTTCTTCAGAACTCCCGGCAGCATCAGACTCAGACGGCTCTGAGGCATCAGTGACAGGCTCTTGTGTGGGGTTAGACTCCGAAGAATCATCAGTTGCAGTCGACCCCTCTGCCTCTTTAATCAACTCCTCCTCGATTCGCCGAAGCTCCTCAAGTCTCTTTTCTTTACTCATGTAATCCTCACGAGTGTCCAAGCGATTCCATTCAGCAGCATAAGGCAGGGTTGAGCATGGTCCCGTTCACCAAATACTCAGATAACCTTACCTACTGTCCGAAGACCCAGACCCTATTGTTTCTTGGTGATTAGACTTCTGAGGTAATCAATAGCAGCAGAATACCCTTGAGTGTACCTGAAGTCCTCCCTGTTGACCTTGAGTTGCTCAATGCACTTTCGGTCGAGAAAATCAAGGACACCCTCTAAAGCGAAGGTGTCGCTTGATTTAATCTTTCTCATTAGTTCATCTGGTAGCTTTACAATCATTCGCTATATCCAACAGTGTTAGCCTTCTGGGCGTCAACAGCAGCTTTTTGTGTAGCGGTTGTCAAGGTGGTGTCGCTATTAAGCTCAGCGATATCCTTTTGAGACAAAGCCTTTTGAGTAGCGATGCGTTCTCTTTGGTCAATCTCTACCGCACGGAGCTTCTGATCACGAGCCCTCAGCTGAGCGTCCAGCTGATCCCTCTGGATAGCAGCCTGCAGGGATTTGTCGTGCATTTCTTTCTGACCGTCAATTTGAATCTGAGTTGCCTGAACAGAGGTCTGCATCTTCTGCTGTTCCGTCTGTGCCATCTGAGCTTGTTGCTGCTCCATCTGAGCCTGCTGCTCTTCATCTTTCAGTTTAACCGACAGTCTCGAGGGGACAATGTCTTCACGGAAGTTAGCAGTCTTAAGAACCGTACGTAGCATGTCAGCTCGTCCGACCTTACCCATGATCTCAAGATCCACAGGGTTAGCTGTGGCCTGGAGAAGTTCTCTCTGGGCTTCCTGCTCTGCCGCTTTCAAGGTGATAGCCTCAGCGGCGAACACGATTACGTTGATATCACCATGGTAATCCAAAGGTTCATTATCCTCTTGTGCTTTGAGCAGTCTGAGGTAGAACTGGTACTCAGCTCT